TACACAATTTGGCTTGTTCTTGAACAATGATACCTTGTTTATCACGTTCCATTACAACTACATGATTGATGCGTTTGGTCGTAAATTAATGTCAGGTGATGTGCTAGAGTTGCCCAACCTTAAAGATTACTATCCTCTAGATCCAACCATACCGTTGCCTTTGCCCAAATACTATGTGATACAGGATGGGTCTTATGCCACTGAAGGATTCAGCCAGACCTGGTTGCCGCACATATGGCGTGTGAAGGCCACTCCAATGGTCAATGCCCAAGAGTTCCAACAGATTGTCAACAAACCTTTTATGCCGGACAATATCTGGGATCCAGGAAATTTTTATCCAGCGGGATTCACTGTGCTAGATGGCGACAGCTACTATCTTTCCAAGGGCAATGTTCCTCCGGGCACTCCTGTGACTGATACTGCCTACTGGACTCCCATCACCGATCCTGCCACAGTGGGCGATCGTATGAGTACTAGACCCCGAGACCTGGAGATCAACGATGCCTTGTTGGCACAGGCACAGGTGGATGTTCCGTTTAGTGGATACGATACCACAAAATTTTACATATTACCAACTACTCCCTACGGTGATCCAGCCAGCGTTGGCATTGTGGCCAGTGATGGATCTGTATCTTCTAGTAGCACACTCGAAGGCGAAGGTACTAGTCCTAGCAGTTTTGGTTATACCATGGGCTATCTCTCAGGTGGATACGATCCAGAGACTGGGTACTTGTTGCCACCAAATGGATTGCCAGTTGTTCCGGGTGTGAGCTTTCCACCTAATCCCACAGTTGGTGCTTATGCGTTGAGATTGGACTACTCGCCCAATCGTCTATTCCGCTACAATGGTAGTCGATGGGTGGCCATAGAATCCGCAGTAAGAACTGATCTTGATCTAGCACCGGCCGCAGAAACTTTACGCAACAGCTTCGTGAACAATACATATACAGTGAGCACCACAGACATGGGTAATATTCCAAGTCGTCAAAGTCTCAGCCAGATACTCAAACCTCTAGCTGATAACGGTGATCAAGGCGGCAACATTACCCCACCCAACCCAAGACCACCAGGATAACCATGGCAGTTACACAATTTTTTTATGACGAACAAATACGTCGTTTCTTGTTGCAGTTCGCCAGGATCTTTAGTAACTTCCAGGTCGAGTATGGTCGTAACGAAGAAGGCAAAAACGATACCCTAGTGCGTGTTCCAGTTCGTTATGGTGACAGCAGTCGACAAGCACAAACTATCATACAACAAAACAGTGCCAACGAATTGCCCAGTACTCCATTAATGACTTTTTACATCACTGATCTCAAATATAATCGTAGCATGATCCAGGAACCCAACTTTGTCAGTACTATAGCGGTACGGCAAAGAACATATGATAGCATGACTGACACATACGAAACTACTCAAGGCAATGCGTTTAGTATAGATCGTCTAATGCCAGTGCCGTTTGAACTGACCTTAAAGTTGGACATGTGGACAAGTAATACCAATCAAAAAATGCAGTTGCTAGAACAAATTTTAGTATTGTTTAATCCCAGTTTAGAATTACAAAGTACTGACAACTACATAGATTGGACAAGTTTAACTACGATTTACTTAGAAGACGTCAATTGGTCAAGTCGTAGCATTGGGGCAGGCAATACCGAATCAGCCATTGACATAGCTACCCTGACTTTTAGATTACCCATGTGGATATCTAGTCCAGCCAAGGTCAAGAAATTGGGTGTTGTTGAACGTATTGTAGCCAGCATCTATGATGCTAACGGTGATGCTAGCCTAGCTATCACCGACAACGATCTATTGCTTGGCACACGACAAGCGTTTACACCATTTAACTATCAGGTACTGTTGATCAACAATACTCTACAGGTCCTGCGTGAGCCTGAAGTAATTGATGAATCTAATGCCAGTTTAACACCGCCAGACAGTCCGGCCAGCAATCTCATGTGGCATTCCGTAGTTGGTTTATATGGTACATTACGGCCTGGGATCAGTTACATAAGTCTAGAACAACCAGATGGCACAGATGTGATTGGAACTGTGACTTATGATCCAAGCGATGATAGATTTTTATTGTGGAACGTAAACATTGACACTGTTCCAGCCAACACCTTGTCACCAGTTGAGGCAGTAATCAATCCATTGGCCAGTGGACCCGGAGCTGGCCTGCCCGAACCAATATTAGTATCAACACTTACCCGACTGGGACCTACACGATATCTCCTAACCGAAGGAACAGGTTCATGGGATGGCACAACTGCTGAATCCTGGACCGGGGATCAAGGACAACCCATGGTTGCCAATGCCAACGACATTATAGAATGGGATGGTTATCGCTGGATTGTGACGTTTGACAGTACTAGCAGTCCTGCAAACGATCAGTATGTCACAAACATAACTACAGAATTACAATATCGCTGGACTGGCGAAGCCTGGGTCAAGAGTTATCAAGGCCTATACAAGGGAGGCCTATGGACACTGGTATTGTAAATGCCGTGGGCATTTGGTTTTACAGTGTGGCTACCAACACTTACCTGTATCTCATGCGGAATGATACCAAGCACCCCGATACCTGGGGATTGCCCGGTGGTAGAGTAGAGCCAGGCGAAACCCTGATGCAGGCCATCACAAGAGAATGTACCGAAGAACTAGGCACAATGCCTGATTATTTGAAACTGGTTCCATTGGAAAAGTTTACCACAGCCGATCAAGGCTTTGCTTATCATACATTTTTTTGTAGCGTGGATAGAGAATTTGTTCCAGTCTTAAATGAAGAACATCAAGGCTGGGCATGGATTGCCAGTGGCAGTTGGCCTAAGCCGTTGCATCCAGGCTTATGGTCAACTGTGAATTTTGATGCAGTGCAAGACAAGATCCATACCATGGAAGCCCAGATTCAAATATCGCAGTAGCCTATAAAGTCTGGGTAGTTGATTGCTCTGGCATTAGGCAAGTCTAACCAGACGTCCGGCACATTACTTGGCACACCAGCAAACGTAAACTGTGTTCCAGGGTATGACCGCATCACATCACAAACTTGATTAATCCAACCCGGGTGCCCGGCCTCGGTATCTCGATGATAGCCTAGCATGAATATTTCTTGATGTCCATCAAAGGCCGCAAGATACATCAGCATGACCAAGTCAAGAAATTTTGGTCTGTGTGGGATAAGATAAAACTCTCCTGGATTGGCGATACAATTCCTGGCATCAGTGTACACAATATTATCTTTTGCGTATCCCGATTCAACCAATTGTGCCAAGTTATCACGACGTGTTTCTACAGCAAAATCCAATCGCATCTCCAAGGCCACGTCTCCTACACCATAAGTTTGTAATTTTTTTGATCCCAATAGTCCGCCACGATGATGTTGTAATCGTGTGTAGTCAAAATATTGTCTTTCTGCTGTGTGTCCTAGGCAGGCAGCACGTCCACTGATATGATGATTCTCAATTGGATTAGCGATCCACTCTCTTGTTTCTTCTCGTTTTCCACCAGCCCAACGTGAATTGGTTATTACAAATTCTCCCGGATAGTCTTTGCGAAATCGTGCGTCCATTATTTTACCTGTCTATTAGTTAATCAAAAAAGAACATCTGCCACAAGCGAGAATTTTCAGGAGTCCATCCAAAGTACGCACAGGCACTGTGTAAGTATCCAGCGTTGAATATATACAGGCGATTGTACACATTGCCAATGATGTCAACATCTTCAAATGGCGTCTTGTCAAGATTTCTTGCTCCTGACCTAAAACAACGTCCAAACTCAGGATGACTGCGGTGCCGTATGTCTGTGCCTTTGAGTGCGTGTGTCATGGTGCCCGATTCATGTGGAGCACCTGGTGTGAGATACAACATGGCAGCCCATTTTTGTGTGTCCGCATGATAAACCAAGGGTTCACCTTCGATGTTGAACTGGAATCGACCATTCATGCCGTGTGATTCCCAGGCAGTGATTTTCTCTCCCATAATATATTCAAATTCTTCTTTGAGTCCAGGGAATAAAAATTGTTTGTAGGTTCTGCTACCAATGTAGGGCTTGCCAGGTCCACTGGGTTCATATTCTTGCTTTAGTGCAAATGCTCGTATGGCATCCGGATCTTGATAGAAATTGTCCACTACCCAGAACCCTTTCATGTAATCAGGATTGACTATATTGGTTGTGGATCTAGTCCCAACCCGGTGTCGATTGATCACTTCAACCACAGGCGGTTTAACTGGCTTGGCTGTTGTGGGGAACATGTAATCACCAGCAAATTTCAATCCGTCTGTGCTGTCTACCAAGTGAGCCTGTACGTCTGCACTGACCAATTCTGGATGTATCCACCAGTCTTCGTAACTGTGTGTATGATTGTAGGCTATATCGCCAGCCGCTAACACATAACCTTTTGATAGTAAATATTCTCTTGCTTGATCTCTTATTTTAGTGTCAACATAGTAATCGTGTTCAAACGTGATCACGGCAAATCTATATTGATCAAATGGAATACGTTTTAGTATTTCAAACGAGTACGTGGGCGGATCACAATCAATTTGTAGGTAATCCAGATCTCCGGAAAAACCTAGCGTAAGTAGGAATTTTGCATAATCAACCTTGGTGGCATCTAGACAGAACACAAGATTGTTACGTTTTTCCATAAATTCTGTCACTACCTTTTGATTTATGTCAATACTAACGCCGGTCCAGCCAAACGCAGTTTCCAACAAGGCCGTGTTGTTGTTTTTAAAAGGTTCTGCACTGCCAATTTCTAAGTAACGCCCGTTACGTTTACCGTTAGTAGCAGACAATACAAACATGTCTTGATAACTTTGCGCATGATTCTTTTCAATGGCGTCAATGCCAGCAAACTGTATCCTGGCGTCCAATTGTTTATCTGCTGTATACGGTGTTGTAGTATTGGGCCATCCAATGCTGCCAAGATTCCTGTTGACTGAATTTAAAAACATTTCGCTCATCCGGTAACTGAACTTTAGATCATGCATGATTTCTCTGGACTGTTCGGTCTGCCCTACCCACCAGGCAGCTACACCTTTTTCAAATAACAGTCCATAGTATCCAGGATATTGTACATCTGTGGTCAACGGAGGCAAATCAAACTCGCAATTACTTAGACCAATGTTGGCCATGGTGTAAGAATCATGCCATTCTTTTTTGACTTCGTGCAAGCGACTCAATAAAAAGTATGCTTCAGGTCTTTTGGGCATGAGACTGATGGCTTTTTGTAGGATGACTTTTTCTGTGTCGTCTCGAGTTTTTTGTCTTTCAAAACACAAGGCCATTCTTAGCAAGGCTTCGTATTGTTCTAGATCGGTTTGTGATCGTTCGGCTGTGCGTAGATAAAAACTGATGGCGGCACCAGTTTGGCCAATTGAATCATATTCGAGACCCAGGTTAAAATTGGCCTGTGCCGAGTTATAATTCTGTATGTATTCGTGTAGGCGTTGGATCAGCATGTTAAACTCCTAGGTATTCTGTTAGCATAGTTTTAGGCATTCTCAATATAAACGCACAGTTATCTTGGTAACCAAAGCTCAATAATAAATCATCTTTGAAAAATGCAGCACCACAACAAAATTCAATATCGGCATTCATGAAACTGAATGCATCTGTGAATTTTACGATGTTCCACGATCGATCCCAAACTAAAAATCTGTGTTTATAGGTTGCATCTTTTTCACCAGTCTCACTCTTGAACAGATTGACTTCGTGTATCAAGGCCAGATAGTGATCGCCGTATGGTATCACGTGGCTACTGCCTCTGAAATCGGGTTGTCCGGATATAAATTTACTTTGATCAAGATGCACTGTTGTTGTAGAGCCGTCTTCGGGATTGAATCGTACTACTTCTGTGGGATTGCTCCATTTGACATAGTGATAGGGCTGATCTATAATAGGCATCCAATTTTTTTCACAATAGGTAGCATTGGCACCTGGCGCTGGCATCCGTGTGCGTTTGATTTCTCTTACTGCATTGGTTTTGACATTGAGTTCACTGAGTTCCATACGGCCTTGACCGTTTGTGGTAGTGTCTCGTCGCACACCACTTAGGAATAGTTTATTGTCCCAACGGAATAATCTACCATCTTCAAGCCCAACAAACTCCCAAATTGGATCTACGTCTAATTTTGAAGTGTCTATTGTGGTAATCTGATTCAAGGATAGATCGTCATTGACAGTACAATAAAAGTTCCAGGTGCGTAGATTACGATCGTTTTCTGGGTGCAGATACTGTAAAGGTCCATATCTGTGTTGAAATTTTTTATTTTCTGAATGATACAAGGTATAATTTACATGTCGTATATTACATATCAACTGACCATTGTCCACGTAAATGCTGGGATTCATCAGCCCAGTTCCGTTTGTGAGTTCGGCTGGAATAATTAAGGGATGTATGCTACCACCTTGCTCAATAGCAGATTTTACCAGGCCTGATTTTTTGATTGTTTGTGAGAGATTCATATACTATCATTTATGACAGCTAAATGATAGTATAAATTTTTTGTCTCTTTATGCTCGGCCTACTGCCACTTCAATAATGCCAACTGTTTCGCTGTCATAATCTTGTAGGGCTTTACCAATCAGGCATCCTGGTTGATATACGGAAGGATCTAATCGTACAGCCACTCCGGGAATATCACCAGTTACCAAACGATCTCCTTTGGCTATATTGCCTGTGACTTGACACGGCACACGACCAACCAACGCAACTGGCACTATATTTTTACCAGATTGAAACGTATTCATCAAGTGAGCTGGTTCTGTACTGACCACGCCAGCCACAGCAGGATTACTCAGTGTAGTACTGATTGTGACTTCGTTTGCGCCGCCAAATACCAATACTGTTCCAGGAGCATACTCAAAATCGGCTGCATAACATTCTGCCAAGTCGGCGTATTGTGCTGTGGTTGCTGTAACCTGAAGCACATTGGTTGCGGCATTGAAGCTGAACGCTGTGGCTGCAGTTCGTATACTTGGAGTGGCCTGTGTTCCAGCACCAGAAACAAACACAGGATAGAATGTGCCAGTGGTGACTGCTGTGGCATTGATTGCTGTACTTGGTCCAGTTGGTCCTTGATTACCTTGATTACCTTGATTACCAGTAGTTCCTTGATTGCCCTGGTTACCAACGGTACCTTGAGTACCTTGGGTACCAACGGTACCTTGATTGCCCTGATTACCATTATTGCCGTTTGTACCAGCGTTACCTTGTGTACCAGTGGTGCCTTGATTACCTTGATTACCTTGATTACCCGTGGCGCCTTGAGTACCTGTTGTTCCTTGATTGCCCTGATTGCCCTGATTGCCTTGGTTACCAACAGTTCCCTGAGCACCAGTAGTTCCTTGGGTACCTGTTGTGCCCTGATTGCCCTGATTGCCTTGGTTACCAACAGTTCCCTGAGCACCAGTAGTTCCTTGGGTACCTGTTGTACCTTGATTACCTTGGTTACCTTGATTACCAACTGTGCCTTGTGCTCCGGTAGTGCCTTGTGCTCCGGTAGTGCCTTGGGTGCCGTTTGTGCCTTGGGTACCGGTTGCACCTTGAGTTCCTGTGGTACCTTGAGCGCCAGTTGTGCCTTGTGCACCAACAGTTCCTTGTGTGCCTGTAGTTCCTTGTGCGCCCGATCCTTGTACTGGGTTGCCGTTGGCGTATTGGAATCCACCAGCCATGACGTTACCGGTCACAGTGACCAGGCCACCTGTGCGTATGTTACCACCAATTATGTTGCCAGTTCCAGTTACAACCCCAGATCCAAATAACACATTGCCACCTGTTACGTTTGCTGTAACATTTAAACTGCCCAGTGTGCCTACTGAGGTAATATTTGTTTGACTTGCAGTCTGTAAAGTACCAGTCAAGTTTGTGGCAGTTATGTTACCAGTACCGCTTACAACCCCTGTGCCAAATAACACATTGCCACCAGTGATGTTTGCTGTAACAGCCAAACTGCCTAGTGTGCCCACTGAGGTAATATTTGTTTGACTTGCAGTCTGTAAGGTACCGGTCAAGTTAGTAGCAAATACATTGCCAGTGCCACTTACAACACCTGTGCCAAATACAACATTGCCACCGGTTACGTTTGCAGTTACGCTGACAGTGGTTCCTGTGTGAGCGGTTGCTGATATGTTACCGCCTGTGATATTACCGCTTGCACTCAGTATGCCTTGTACCTGCATGCCATTGCTGGCCACCCAGGTGTTGGCAGTACTGCTATAGGTTAAGCTGATGAATTCACTACCTGCTGGGCCAACTCCAATGCCACCACCGTTGGCCGCAGTTGCATTGGCTGCATTGTTGGCCATGTTAATAGTTAAGTCGTTTGTGGTTATGTTGTTACTGTTGATATAGGTCACGTTACCATTTACAACCAGGTTACCTTGGATAATAACTTCGCCATCAACACTGCCAGGACTGTTTGGATCAATAACAATGGTATAATTACTTGATGTGATACTGTTACTGGTAATGTCAAATGTACCAATGCGTGCAATGCCGTTTGTGGTCAAATTGCCAGCAGTTACGTTGGCTGTCACACTCAAACTACCCAATGTGCCTACACTGGTAATATTAGTTTGACTTGCTGTCTGTAAGGTACCAGTCAAGTTAGTGGCAAATACGTTGCCTGTACCACTCACAACACCAGTACCAAATCTTACATTGCCGCCAGTGATGTTTGAAGCGGCACTTATTAATCCACCTGTTAATATGTTTCCACCGGTTACGTTTGCAGTGACAGCTAAACTGCCCAGTGTACCCACTGAGGTAATATTTGTTTGTGCGGCTGTTTGTAAAGTACCAGTTAGGTTAGTGGCAAATACATTGCCAGTTCCACTTACAACACCAGAACCAAATATCACATTGCCACCGGTTATATTTGCAGTGACAGCCAGACTGCCCAGTGTGCCCACGCTTGTGATATTTGTTTGACTTGCCGTTTGTAAGGTACCAGTTAGGTTAGTGGCAAATACATTACCTGTACCACTTACTACACCTGCACCAAATATCACATTGCCACCAGTGATGTTACCACTGGCACTGATTGATGTTCCCGTTACTGACGCAAATACAAGACTTCCGGTTACACTTATGTTACCACCGTAAATATTGCCACCAGCACTTACATTATTGCCTGTAAGAAGATTGGCACCAGTTATGTTTCCGCCCACTGATGCTGTGCCACCCGTGGCCAAATTGCCAGCTGTGATGTTGGCTGTGGCACTTATCAGACCACCTGTTAAAATATTGGCACCAGTTATGTTTCCGCCCACTGATGCTGTGCCACCCGTGGCCAAATTGCCACCTGTGACTGTTGCAGCAACACTGACCAATCCACCAGTTAATAAATTGCCACCTATTATGTTGCCTTGAGCTGTGATTGATCCATCTGTGCGGAGATTTCCAGCGGCAATGTTGCCCAATGATGTAATGTTACCAGTGGCAGTTACTATTCCACCAGTAATTAAATTTCCAGCAGTGACAGTCCCAGTAACAGATGCCAGTCCAGATAAATTCACGCTGGTTGCATTTACGTTTCCGCTTGCACTGATTGTGCCGGCCAATACATTGCCAGCAACACTGACTAGTCCGCCTGTTATAATGTTACCAGCTGTAACATTGGCTGTGACACTTATCAGGCCACCGGTTAACAAATTTCCACCAGTGATGTTACCACTGGCACTGATTGTAGTGCCAGTCACTGAGGCAAATACAAGACTTCCAGTTACACTTATGTTCCCACCGTAAATATTGCCACCAGCACTTACATTGTTGCCTGTGTTGATATTGCCACCAGTAACGTTACCTACAGCACTGACAGTGTTGGCCGCAATAATGTTGTTACCTGTAACATTGCCAATGACGCTCACTGTTGCGCCAGTTAATTCGCTGTTACCAGGGGTGCCTGACAGTACTGTGGCACCACCGTCGGGATTGGTCAACACAATACTTGTGGCATTGGCACTGATTGTGGCATTGCCAAGATAGATTGTGTTGCCATTTAGGTATAGGTCTCTCCATCGATTGGTTGTGTTACCTAAATCTTGAGTGATATTGGCCGCTGGAATCAAGCCAGTTGTAGTAAAGGCCGCAATAGCAGTGCCGCCAACAGCTACATTAATGTTGCCACCAGATGTGGCTATTGCGACATTTGATGTTCCGTTTTGTATGCTGGTTGTAGCAATACTACTTAACAATGCGCCATTACCTAGAATATAAGCACCGGTTACATTGCCGGATACGCTGACATTTCCAGCAAGAACGTTACCGCCAGCACTTACATTACCAGCAGTTGCTACGTTGGTTTGGATAAGAGTACCAATAATATTATTACCGTAAATATTACCGGTTGCGCTAATTCCCGTGGTTCCGTCAAGTGTAAGTGCCATTTTTTCTAATCCTTTTTATCTTTGTATTTATCTGTACGTTAAAAAGTCTCTATCCGTAAAAAGTAATACGAACTCGTCCAATGGCACCTGCAGGGTTGACTCCAGCAGTGGCACTACTGGCGCCTCCGCCGCCGGGTGCTGTGCCGGCTGTGAGCGATGCGCCGCCTGTTCCAGAACCCATCTGTTGTGCGGTGAGGCTCATACCTGTAGTATCTGTTCCGGCTGTTTGCCCTGACCCTGCTGTGCCGGCACCTGCAATAGTGGCTCCTGCACCAGCACCGCCGCCACCCAGAGAAGTGGCGTTATTACCCACTGCCCCACTGCCACCATCAGCAGTGGTTGTTCCAATCATTGTGCCTGTAGTGCCGTTGCCTGCCACTCCCGAAGCAGCGTCAGATCCGGGTTGTGCCCGACATCCGGTGGCCGAGCTCGATGGATTTGCATTGGTACCCACGTTGACCCAACTCAGAGTGCTGGCTGCACCAACTGAATAATACACAATAGTGGTTCCACCGGTGACGTCAAGATTTATAGTTCTAGCAAAACGACCACCTCCGCCACCAGCTTTGTTGGCATTGGCGGTGGCTCCAAATCCGTTGCCGCCACCGCCAATGGCTTCTACAGTGACTCTAGTCGCTCCAACAGGTGCGGTAACGCTGCCAGCACCGGCTGTGGTTATCACTGTCACTTGTGGAAATGCAGGTGTTCCTGCCATTACTTGTATGGTCATTAGATTAGTCCAGCACCCGAAATAACAAATGTATTTGCAGCCACACACAAAACTGTGCTGAGACCAAATTGTGTCAGAGTCCTGTTACCAGTACTAGCAGTGCCGGCCAATCTCAAAGTGACGCCAGCTGTGCTTCCATTGATCAGTATGTTAGCAGCCTGATTGTTGAACAAAGTGATACAATCGCCTGCACCAAAAACTGAAGCTGGAACAACAATAGAGGTAGTACCAGTGTAGTTTATGTGTCGGCCAGCATCACCAACCACCAAGGTATAGTTGGCAGCGGCACTGGCTCGAGCCACAATAGTACGCACATTGCCAGCCACATCAAACACGTTACCGGTTGCGCTGACGTTGCCACCTGTGATGTTGCCAGTCAAACTTGCCGTAGTACCTGTGTGTGTGGTTGCGTTGACATTGGCACCACCCAGTATATTACCACCGGTGATGTTGCCAGTGGCTGATATTTGGCCAGTTGCGCTGATACCACCACCTGTTAAAAGATTGCCACCTGTGACATTACCAGTCAAACTTGCCGTAGTACCTGTATGTGTAGTGGCATTGACATTGGCACCACCCAGGATATTACCACCTGTGATGTTGCCGGCTACACTTAGGCCTGCAGCACTGGAGAATGTGGCTATCGCAGTGGGCGTTATAGAATTTACGGCTGTAGTAAATATCTGCACGTCGGTTGGGCGGCTGGTATCTGTAAAGGCTCCCGAGGCTGTGATGTCTACTCGACCACTTGAAATATTTCCAAACTGTAAAGTTCCGCTACTGAATCCACGGCCAGTAAACTGAGAAATGGTATCTGCAGACTGGGTCTGTGTTGGCGAGGCTGCAGTGCCTCTGGCAGAACGTCCAGTAAACGCCACGTATTGACTTGTACCAAATGCATCTTGTGTGATACGAGTTTGCGTTCCATCTGCTCCTGATATGTGTAGGTCTGTTCCAGTAGTGGTACTGTTGCCAGTGACTGGATAACTCACAGTTTGTGGGTTTGCTAAAATATTAATTTCTGAGTCAGGTGTGGCTGTGCCTACGCCAAAAAATCCGGCGGTGCTGACAATGATATTACCAGTAACACTTATCTGGCCACCAGTTATGATGTTACCACCGGTAATGTTTGCTGTGGCACTTACAACGGCCACATTACTGATACTGAAACCTTGCCCATCAATATTGGCAGTCAAGTTTCCACTAAATGATCCGGTTGTGCCTTGAGCACCTGTTGTGCCCTGGGCTCCAATTACTCCTTGTGTACCTTGAGCTCCATTAGTGCCTTGTGTGCCCTGTGCTCCACTTGTGCCCTGGACGCCTTGAGCTCCTGTAGTTCCCTGGGCTCCCACGGTGCCTTGTGCTCCGGTGATGCCTTGAGCACCTGTAGTTCCTTGAGCACCTGTAGTGCCTTGAGCACCTGTAGTTCCTTGAGCACCTGTAGTTCCTTGAGCACCTGTTGTGCCTTGAGCACCTGTAGTTCCATTAGTTCCTTGAGCACCTGTTGTGCCTTGTGTTCCTGCACCTGTAGTTCCTTGAGCACCTGTAGTGCCTTGAGCACCTGTTGTGCCTTGTGTTCCTGCACCTGTAGTTCCCTGTGCGCCTGCTCCTGTAGTTCCTTGTGTGCCTGTACCAGTTGTGCCTTGAGCACCTGTTGTTCCGGTTGTGCCTTGCGCTCCGTTCGTACCAGTTGTGCCTTGTGCGCCAGATTCACCACCACCTTCATCGCCGTTGGATCCGTAAATATACAAAGTACTGCTGGTAGGCACGGTAATACCAACGCCTTCGTCAACATTCAGCGGTCCATATAACACAGCGTTTACATTTGGTGATACTGTGACATTGGAAGCAATCGTCTCTGGAGTTGCAAACGTACCGTACATGGTCAATGATCCCGGGTCAAGTGTCATTGTGTTTGCTTCGCCATTTACTGCAAATAGTATAGATCCATTGGCTGTTGGGATAGCAACATTAGAATTTCCGTTTACAATTTCGTTGGTGCTTGCAACAACCCCAGTTAATTGACTTCCGTTACCAATAAAGAAACTACCAATGTTGGCCGTAATGTTTCCAGTAGAACTGACAGTTCCCAGGACGGCAATACCAGTATTTGATATGGTAAGCACATTGGCTGTACCAGCCGAAGTTATGGTTATATCTGAGTTACTATACACTGTAACATTGCTGTTGCCGGCATGTAGCACATTGGCATAGTAGTTCTGTGTAAATATTAATGCTGTTGTTCCAATCACAATTGGATTGTCAGTGATCAGTTTCCACTGTGTGTCGGCGTAGATTACGCCTTCGGTAACCATAATAATGGTACCAGCTAGTAGTTCCCCAGTTACATCTGTGTCGCCGCTACGAGTCCAAGTTCCATTTGCGCCAGTGCCCAGGACAGATACTACATAAACACCATTTTGACTTTGAGTTGTTTGGCCTGTGACCAATACGCGATCGTTGACACTGAGATTTATTCCATCAACATTGTTGGGAGCTCCGCCCGTTAAAGAGACGTTCGCAACAGTTACCGCCCGTGTTGCCTGTTTATAATCTATGTCGTATATTTGATACGCACGAGGTTTAGTTAGAGCCATTTTTTACCTATCTTGTCATATATTTAGCCAAAAAAATAGAACTCCAGGGAGTCCTATTTTTCTCGTGCCCGTTTGCTATTAGCTTAGGGTTAGTGCAACACTTCTTGTTGTACCGTCACTACCACGTACCAAGATATTCAACTGAGTATTACTTACCAGCTGGAAGCTCATGGTACTGTTTGTTGACAGTGTTGGAGCCGCACTATTAACAGTGGTCACCAAGTTACCAGTGATGTTGATCTGTGATGAAGTTGGGCTGGCCGCAACAATCGCATTTCCACTCACGTTGTCAATCTGGCTTACAGTTACAGTGGTTGTGATCTGTCTTACGTCAATCACGTCACCGTTTGCTGGAGCTTCAGTAAATGTCAGTACACAAGTTGGGTTGGTTCCTGACACAGAGTATGCCAGTGTTGGAATCTGTACCACACCGTTAATACTTACAATACAACTGTTGGTTGTTTGTGTGCTTGATAATGTGAAGTTTACAGTTGCACCATCACCATTGAACTGTTGATCGCTGATAACAGTAAACTCTGTGGAACCAACTGGGGTCCAAGCATTGTTGTCGTAGATCTCTAAGTTGTTTTGAGTGGTATTGAAACGAACCATACCAGTGTATGTGCTTGATGGTCGCTGTGCTGTGTTACCAGTTGGTACTACAAAGCTGGTAGTAGCATTCATGGTCAATACAGAACATGCTACGATTGAGTTACTAGCAATCAACACAGTACTGTCTACAGGATCAACGTAGAAGAATGTGTTGACTGTGACGTTACCCGCAGAGTATATCTGACCACCTGTACTCAAGTTACCAGCACTAACATTACCAGTTATACTTGCGTTAGAACTTACATATAAATTAGCACTATTAACATTACCGTTGGCTGCGTTCAAGCTACCTGAATAAAGTACTACATTTCCAGTGCCTTGAATTCTTACACTTTCACCATAAACATTAGATCCAGTATTTGTAGTCCAGAAACTGATGTGGGTTGGTGTACTACCGGTTGTCCAATCTGCTGCTGCGTCGAGAGTAATTTGTGCGCTAGGACTGACTGTAAGAGTTGTGCCATTTTCAGATCCTCTACCAGCAAAAGAAGCCAACCGATTGTTGATCTGCGAAGGAGTGCTGTTGCCTAGTATATAACTACCATTGTATGATCCGCCGCCAACTGCACCAAGTCCAGTACCAGTGGTGTTGATTTGTACAAAGCATTCTGCATTAGGCACATCGCTTTGAATCAACATAGCAGTATTGCCACCTGTTTGAACAATAAATGCACCAGTTCCATCTGGGTGTACGCTGATGTTGCCGTTTGTTATAGCACCAACAATACTTTGTGTTGGAGTTATGGTCAAGTTACCAGAGACAATATTGCCACTGGCACTGATTACGCCGTTTGCCGCTAACAAGTTATTGGCAAATGTGGTTGTCACGTTGCTGGCTGCGCCAACTGCAATTACCAAGTTGCCATCTGCTGACGTAATATTGGCATAACTACCACCGTTGACCAGTTTGGTTATGGCCACGTTGCCCGGGTTGATGTTGCTGATATAGTAACCATCGCCTACAAAGAAGCTACTGGTAACAATGTTACCACCAGCACTCACAATGTTTCCAACTGTCACGTTGTTAGCCGTCACGTTACCACTGGCACTTACTACAGTTGCCAATACATTGGCACCCGATACATTACCACCTGTGCTGATTGCGCCACTGTTAAGGACTAGTACAGCATTGGCTTGTACATTTCCGCCTGCGCTAACGTCTGTGGTTACATTTACATTGCCACCACTAATTGTGCCAGTTCCGCTAACAACCCCAGAGCCAAATATCACGTTACCGCCTGTGACATTACCAGTTCCACTTACAACACCAGAACCAAATATAATGTTGCCGCCAACTACATTTCCTGTTGCTGATATATTGGCTACAGCATTTACGTTTCCACCACTTACATTACCAATAGCAGTTATATAACCACCAGTTGTGATATTGGTCAGCATGTTAATATCGCTGAATACGTTACCGGCCAGGCTCAAGTTGCCAGCAAACACATTGGCTGCTACGCTG